GGAACTGGTGCCGGAACTGGAAAAAGTATTTGGGAATGGTCAAAAACCTTCTTGCCAACCAAGGATGAAAGCCTTTTTCCAAAGTTGGTTGACATTGAATTGACCAACACTTGTAATTTAGCATGTAAGTTCTGCCCAACCGGTCAGAAAACCATGAAACGACCGAAAGGATTCATGGATGCCAAGCTTTTTGTCAAGTTAATTCGGGAGTTGAAAAACTATAAATGCCCGGTACGATTCATTCGCTGGGGGGAACCTACGTTACATCCCCAGTGGGTCAACTTCTTTAAGATCGCTTCGGCGGAAGTTCTGGTCCATGTCAATACCAACGGGATTCAGGTCGATCCTGATGAGTTGTTATTTACAGGGGTTCATAGTATCAAGGTATCCATCCATACCAAAAAGTCTTATGAGTTTTTGGAGAAGCTGTGTAGCAAGGTGAACAATCCAGACATCAATATAGTGGCGGCCTATTTGAGTTCCGAGCAGCAGTATGATAATCCTAAGCGGGCTGACGGAGTACCTTTGGAAGTCACTATTTCTCCAACCCATAACTTATCTAAGTGTCGCCGAACGAAAAGTTGTACTGAGGTATTCAATAAACTCAGTGTGGACTGGGACGGCATTGTGACCGCTTGTTGTGGTGATTATGACAGGATGATGAAAGTAGGAAATGCGAATCTTGATACGTTGGCCTGGATATGGAATTTCAGTTCCAGATTGAAGAAGTTTCAAACCATGATTGAAAAGAAAAGATTCGATGAATTGGAATTATGTAGAAGGTGTGCAAGAAATGGTAACGACTGATCTGTTCATAAAAGTTTATGACGCAACCTTTGCCTGGATAAATGAGCAGCTTGGTTACGGGAGTTTAGTTTCTTATTGGAAGTACATTGCTCCTTATGTTTTGTCGGACCTCAAAGAGAAGGCTGAAAAAGAGGGAGTTTGGGGATGTTTTTCCTATTGGAAACATACTTTATCAAGTGAAGGTCTCGATTATTTGATAGAGTATCGAGGCAAAGAGAAACTTACGATCTGGATAAAGGATTGTCCCAGAAAGAATATGCAATGTAAGAACTATTGTGACCATTGTACGGTCATGTATCAAGCGGTTTTGGAGCCGTTAGGGTTGAAGTATGAATTGGAAAAGACAGGAGAATATTCATGTACAATCAAAATAATGGAATCGTTGTAATTGGTCGAGGCGGCCAAGCCCGTGCGTTGAAGGATGTAATTGACAGCATTACATCTTATAGTATAAGTCGAACGGGTCGGCTGTTTGTGAAAGAGTTCGTAGACTACGATAATTTAAGGATCGAAGCAAAAGCGAATTATGTTATTGGCTTCGGTTCTTTGAAGAACATTGAAATGAGGGAAAAGATATACAACAAAGTTTTAGATGGAGGGGGTAATGTGGTTACTATCATATCCCCTACGGCAACGGTTTCCAGCCGAGCACATATCGGGGCCGGTACAACCGTTATGCCAAGGGCTTTCATCGGTCCAGGGGTTAAGATAGGCTGTAATTGTTTAGTGAATACCGGCTCTATCATTGAGCATGATAGTGAGATAGGGGATCATTCTTTAGTTCTGACGAACTCGACAATCAATGGGGGTTGTAAGATAGGGCAAAAGTGCATGATAGGTTCCGGGGCTGTGGTTCTACATGGACTGACTATCGCCTCTAAAGTGACTATAGGGGCGTTGGCCTGCGTAACTAAGAATCTAACCCCTGGAACGTATGTCGGCTGTCCTGCAAAGAGATTGGAAAGGAGACTGACGAAGAAATGACGTATATAATCGCTGAGGCGGCCTGCTCCCACGGGGGAGACGTGCTTACCGCCAAACATCTGATTGACGTGGCTATTCGTTTTGGATGTGATTGCGTGAAGTTTCAGGCGTTTGAAGCAGAATTGATCCCGAATTTGAAAAAGGAGGAACTTCGATTTTTACGAAAGTGCGAGTTTGGCATTTCTATCTGGAAGGATTTGATTGATTTTTGTGACGATAGGATAGATTTTCTTTTAACCCCTTTCGATTTGCCCAGTGTGGAGGTTGTCAGACAATTAGGACTGCCCAAGGTAAAGGTCCCTTCCGGCCGATTATTCGACAATGAGTACATGGAGGCTGTTAAGGGTTTGGGAGTGGAAATCATAGCTTCTACCGGCATGTGTAGCCACGAAGAGGTAATGAAGTTCAGGCGGCAAAATAAGAGGATAAAGCTCCTGCACTGCACGACAGCTTACCCCTGTGGTTTGGAGGATGTTAATCTTTCTGTCTTACGGAACTCAAAGATGTATTCCGGCCTATCGGACCATACCTTATCGACCATCATTCCGGCTGTGGCCGTTGGTATGGGGGCTGAGATCATTGAGAAGCATGTTACCTTGTATCGAGGCAATGGCCCGGATGACTCGGTTTCTTTACTGCCGGACGAGTTGAATAAGATGGTTAAGAATATACGCACGGTAGAGAAAGCATTAGGCAGTGGTAAGAAGAAAATTGAAGATGTGGAATACAAGATGATTTACAGAAAGGTACTATGATGGAAGTGAACCCAGAGATCAAGAAAGCATTAGCCAATATCGAAGTAGCATTGAGTATGGTCCAGACAACCCGACAAGCTCACGAACAGTTGAAACGAGATATGGAACTGATTATCCAGGAATTAAGTAAATAGGAGACCGTCGATGAGTAGTCTGGTATTGACTTTCAAAGACATGTACGAGGAAGTGTTGAAGTTTTTAGGCAATTACAACTCAGGCTCGCCGTCCGCTTCCGACCTATCAGACGCCAAGTTTCTTGTAAATCGGGCCTATTCCAGATTGTGTAGTTCCTATGACTGGTCCTTTTTGAAGCCGTTTGGCACATTACTTCTGGAAAGTGGCAAATGGAAGTATACCTTGCCGGCCGATTTTAGCTACATGACAGGCCCCTGGCTGACGTTCGATCAAGGGGATGCTTTCAGACGAACCCAGGAACTTCCGGCAGATGCTCTTTTGGAAAGACGCTCAAGCAGTGTCTATGCCAGCTACCCATTATATCATGCTGTCGTACCGACTACCTACGCAAAGGAAGTAGGGACCGGCTGGGAGATATGGATATATCCCAATCCGAACTCTGAATACAGTATGCACTACCGTTACAAAATGATGCCCCAGAAACTTGAGGAGGACGACGACTTACCGGCAGGGGGTCCGGAGATTTCTGAACCTTTGTTGGAACTGTCTTTAGCGATAGCAGAGGCCGATAAAGACGAAGCCCCCGGCGTCCATGACAGTAAGGTATCCCTAATCCTTGCAGACGCCGTAGAACTCGATAAGAGGCGTAAATCCCACTACTTGGGCAACTGGGGGGAGGAGCGAATTACAGGACGTACAGTACCCATTGAAGGAACGCTAACCCACTTTACATAAGGAAGATAACATGTCAAGAGGAAATGTACAAACAGAACTGCGGCAGGGACTTCCATTCCCTCGTCCGTCTACAACCCCGGTTAAAGTGATTAACATAGACAACGCACTCTATGGGAAGGGTTGTATCTTTGGTTACGTTGATGGTGCTCCGGGCACATATGCCGCCACCGCCGGGGAGTTCAGTAAGGGGGCTATCATTATCGACACCTCCAATGGAAAACCTTACTCCAACCAAAATGCAATCAGTGCGTCCCCCTCATGGACGGTTCTTTCGTAAGGATAAGACATGTCAAAAACTACAACGCTATGTACAAATGGCAAGCTGGATATCGTACCCATGTACGGAGGTGCTTGTCAAGTTGCCATTTCGTCCAATACCGGACAGGGCAACGGGGGCACTTCCTTAGCCTGCAAGAAGGTTATCTTAGCGGCCCCGCCGGGCAATACGGGCTATATTAGGGTGAACCTGTGTGCTTCGGCTACCTCGGTCTTAGGGGTTGTCGTCCCCAACGGTCCGGCAGGAGCTTCTATTTCAGCCTGTCTCAGTGATGCCGTCCAGCCTACTCCTATGGAGTTGGAGATTGATGACGTTTCCAAACTCTATTTCTGGGGGGCTGTGGATGGTGATGTTGTTGATTTAATTTATAGACAATAGAGTGATGGAAGTGAGGTAATTATGTGGATAGTAACTCATGCTTTTGCTTTCTTTATGGGAGTTCTTCTCAATCGGCCCATCGTCAATCTGATTAAGAATCTCACGGAACGAACCAAGCACGTATAAAGAGAGGCTTTAGGCTGAAGGCTGTAGGCTGTAGGAACCGAACCTGCGACCTGATTAAGGGCTAACCATGATTTTCAATGTTCCGATTCGAGGAGTGAACGCCGGTTTTAATCCAGAGCATCAGCCCCCGGCTACAACGGATTACATGCTGAATGTCGTTCCGGTTGATGTTCTGGAAAGCCGGGTTCGTATAGGCCAGAGACCCGGCCTGAGTAAGGCCTATTCCGAACAAATCAGTGGAGCCAAAGAGGTTATTGTTTTGCTTACTTCTGTTACGGTGGTTGACTAATGGCTTATACTCTCCGTGAAAATTGGACTAATACATCAAGCAATAAAATTCCATTAGATGCAACAACTGACCATGCTGGGCAGACGTTCCAGGCCACATCTACCTATCTTTTGAGCAAAATTGAATTGTATTTATTTCGGGGCAATGGGGATGATGCCGGTAATTTAACTGTTGAAATTCAGGGAGTTGATGGGGGCGGTGATCCTGATGGCAATGTTTTGAGTTCCTCCAATCCAGTTGATTCTACTACCTTAATGGAAGCAGCCGAAGCAGGAACTACTGGGGGTGAGTGGATAGCTTTTACTTTCTCCCCAACATCAATAACCAACGGGGATAATTATGCAATAGTATTAAAAAGTTCGGCAGCCAATTCTTCTAATGTTGTTTATTGGCGTCTTAGTGGCACAGAGTGGGGGGGAACAGGTGCTCGGAATTTTAGCAGCGACGGAGGAAGCACTTGGTCTGGTCCATTTTCTAATGACTTTTTATTCAAAAATTATTCTTTTCCTACCCCACCGAGCGATAAGACTTATTCCAGAAAACTTATAGCTTTTGGTGGAAATGAATTATGGTATGAATCTTCCGGCTCTATGGTTGAGTTGTCGGCTGCAAGCGAAGATATAAACACAAGCGAACCAATCAATGTAGCGGAGTTGGGCCAGAAACTTTTCATAGCCAACGGCTCCAATCTCAAAGTAGCCGACTTTGCTAATGTATCTATCAGTACTTCCAACGTGGGGGCCGGGATATCGGTGGCCCCTTCCCCGGCTGTCGTATTGGTTGGGGGAACCAGCGGTGCTGAGATGGTAGTGGACTATTGCAGCAATTATATAAGCAATGCCATCGTTTACGGTTGGAGGACTTCTACGGCAACTTTCCTTTCCGGGGAGACTGTTACAGGAACCAATGAGGACGGTAATACGGTTTCCTTTACTTTAGATGCTGCTGAGACTTCCGGGCCTTTGTGGTACGACTGGAAGGTGTTCAATAACTATTCGACTGACTACGGTACTATGCCCTCAGAGGCCAAGTTATGCTGTCGATACAGAGGAAGGATGGTATTATCAGGGCATAGGGACTATCCCCATCAATGGTGGATGTCGAGGACCAGTAAGCCCTTTGACTGGAAGTTTGTTGAGGACGATCCCCTAACCCCGGTAGCGGGAAACAACGCTGACGCAGGTCAGATAGGGGATATCGTAACAGCCTTGATCCCCTTTGGGGAATGGGGGCTCCATTGATGAGATAGACCAGACAACCGGAATATGGGGCGATAGGGCATGGTGTAAGGACTCCAACGGAAACTTATACTTCTTTGGTAGCCGGGGTATTTATCGTATGGACGGGGGCCGGTCCAAACCTTTCTGCATCTCCCAGGGGGCCTTGCCTAAGATCATTGAGGATTGGGCCTATACTCCGGAAACCCATAGAATCACCTTGAGTTTCGTTCCCAAGTATGACGCTATTTTGATTATGAGAACTACCTTGAGTAGTGGAGCGAATACAGGGTACTGGTATTCCATTCTCACGGAAGGGTTCTATCCGGTTTCTTTTCCGGATGACTTTGGACCTTTCTGTTCTCACTTCTACAACTCCATCGACCCCGATTATAAAGACCTGTTATTAGGGTGTTACGATGGGTACATAAGAAAGTTCGATACTTCTGCAAAGGATGACGGGGATACGGCGATAAACTCCTACATGGGCTGGGTAGAGGCCATAGGGGACGGAGAGGACCGGGAAGGAAAGCTGGTATCCTTAACCATGACATTAGGTGGTGGTGCATCTTCCGGCAGTTACGCCGATACCGATGCTTTAGACTTGTATCTGCTTACCTCAAACGACTATGAAACCTGCATGGAAGATATGAAGGACGGCTCTTCGGCGGCCTTAAGTGTTACCTTCTCTAAGCCTGGACGAACCATACGGGAAAGAACCAAACTTCGGGGAGCATATCTGGGAATTAAATTAGCCAACTCCATCTCTACAGAGACGTGGGCTGTGAATAAAATACACGGAACAACCAAGGTTGTAGGAAGGATACGATAATGCCATCATCGGTTTATGAAAAATGGAAGGCCGGTACTCCTCAATACTTTACTTCTGGATACAAAGCTCCTTCGTACTCTAAAGGGTTATCGGGCCAGTATGAACAAACAAGATTAGCCAACCTTGCCAGACAGAAGCAGGTAGAAGCTATCTGGGATGCAGTGATACAACGTTACCAACCGGGAGGGGGTTTCCAGACAAGAGCTTTGCAGCAATTGGAGACTCGAAAAGGCCGGGATGTAATGACTGAGTACGGTCAGAGGACTCAGGACGTGGTTTCCAGGGGCCTGTTCGGTAC